ATGTGTTGTTGTAAACCTGCAGCTGATGGTTTTGATCCATCACGAACAGTTTGATTAATATAAGTTGATAGATGTCCACCATCTCCACCATGTGGTTCAATGGCTTTATACATTTCATCACCAGAAGTATCATGTATCTTTTTTGCAGCTGACATGTTTTTAATAAACTGTTTCTGCGCTGAATCTTCATACGATGTTTTGCTTGCATCGTAGTTAGCAGAATGCCAATGAACATCTGCGTGTTGTGCAAAACCTTTTGTAGAAGATAACGGAACAGCTTTACCACTTTTATCATATTGTGTATGAACAACAATACCTAACTTTGATTTAGCGATCTTCTTAGCTACATCGCCTTTAGCAGTATATGTGATAGTGTTTGGAGTGAATTTAGCAGAACCTGTTTTCTTGTCATGCTGTACATCACCCTTTGAACCACCAGAGTGCATTAAGTCACCCTGATATACTCCATGCTTTGGAGCAACTTTTGGTAGGTGGTGGAGTGCTGCTTTTAGTTTTTCTGCAAGACCTGGAGCATGTCCATGGTTCTTATCGATATCTTCTTCAGAGTGATTGATCTTTGGATTCTTATTGAATGCAGACTTAGAAGCAACGAAGAATTTACCAGATGTTGGGTGATGACCGAACACAACAGAAGGAGAACCATCATACTTCATAGTAAGATTGGTATTGTGGTGTCCTGATTTCATATGCTCATGAGCATGATTCAACGCACCATGAGTGTGTTCGAATCCTTCGTGTCCATGCATCAATGGACGATCTTCCGCATGGTGGATGTGCTTTAGTTGTTGTGGATCGTCATGTGCGTTGGAGCCATGCCCCAATGCATCCTTTTCTTCTTTTAGGTATGAGATGAACGATAACATTAGCAGTTCCACTTTCTTCGAGCGAGTGCCTTACGAGTTGGCTCACCATTTGGTTTTTCCATTGGTCCTTCAACACCAGACATTCTAGCGCAGAAAGACTTGCGACGATTGGCTGCTTTGCTACCTGCCTTTAACTTTGATGGTGGTGTAGTCACTGGTGCTTTAAGATTGCTACCTTCTTTACGATTGTAAGCATCACGACCTTTTTGTGTCAGACCACCAGTGGAAGATTTGTATCCTTTTGCGTCAACAGCTGCTTCGTCAATATTTTCTTTAAGCGACATAGCCTTTGCATGGTGTTCTTCAGACTTTGCAGCATGTCTGTCTGCTTCACCATGACGACCACGACCAGCATGCCATTGAGATAAGTTGTCATGATGATCTGCCATGTGTAGGTGATGCGCAAACATATCACCTTGTTCCTTAGCTGCATCTGCTGAACGCTTGTTCTCTTCAGACTTTTCGTAAGGACTACTTTCTTCAGATATAGATTCTTTAACACAAGAACCTGGAGAACATGGCTTAGTTCCTGGAACTCTCTTGTATCCAGTCCAGCATGTGCAACCAGTGCGTTTAGTTGCTTCTAAGAAATACTTAAACGAATGCATTTTATCCTACCTTTTTAGCTGATGCTTTTAAGAACCAAGCATGCTTTTGATGAATGTCGATTCTATCAGCAATGAAGTTTGCTATACCTTGTTGTTTGTTTTGAATTGCAAGTTCACATACTTTATTTAGACTTGAAAGGACTTCGTCGTTTGTCTTGATTAAACTTGCAAGCATATCTGACAGAAGAGCAGCACGTGTTGTTTCTTCTTCTGCTGTCTTAAACTTAAATAACTCATCCAAAGAAACTGGAGCATACTCATCCAGCTTGCGTAGAAGTTCAGCGATAGGATCTACTGATCCATATACATCAGTGTAAAGATCTCCGAAGAATTCGTGATATTGAACGAAGTCTTCTCCCTCAACATTCCAATGAAATTGTTGTGCCTTGTAATACATTACAGTCACATTCGCCAGCAAAATTTTAATTCTTGTTTTTAGTTCATCCATTTTGAATATGCTCTTTAAATGTAATTAGTTTGACATCTTGTATCCACTTTGAAACCAACTTACCACTAGATTCTTTTAGCAATAAATGATTTGATCCACGTTTAACGATTTCGTATTCCTGTCCATTGGACTCAACGATCTCTCCAACATTGAAGATTGCGCCAGAGTGATACATCTCACGTATATCATCTTTGACTAGATTGATCTGTTCTTTGATCGGCTCTAATCCATAACCTGTTCTGATGTCATTCATCAGTCTTCGACTGTCAAGTTCTCTAACAGAAGATGGTAATGCTTTTTTAAACTCTTCGTATAATCCCTTTGAAGCATAAGAACGAATAACATCACAGTCATCTGGATCGCTTTCACCAGTATTGATGACAGTAACATTATACTTCTTTAATGCTCTTGGTACTTCTGTTCCAGTCACCAAAATAATATTTGAATAGGTTTCCTTCAATCCCTTAACGATGTCTACTAGACTGTTATCAGTTTCGACAAAGTTGGTCTTAGGAAAAATCAGATTCAAATACTGAAGTTTCTTTTCTACTATTAGTGGATTCTTTTTCGCATCGCTAACATTGGATGCATAGATTACGTGGTCTGCGCTTCGTTGCTCAGCCAGTGCTTTGACAGCCTTTACAATAAGTTCGTGTCCGACAGTCGGAGGGTTAAACTTACCACAGGCTAGAACTACTGTTTTAGAGGGTAGTTCTTTTAATAATTGTTTGTAATCTTTCATTTAATCCATCTGTATAGTTTATAATCTTATTTATAATCCTCAATGTTTCATTGAGAATTTGATACCTGTATTATCGGAATCTTTAGCGTTGGCTCCATAAGCAAACTTAAACTCAGCGTTCGAGAACAGCTTCTTGGAGAACGACATCGTGTCTCCAACGAAGTTTAGATAGACCTGTTCGGTTTTCATCTCTCGGCTAATGTTGTTGAGGATGTCCTGATAGATCTTGTTCTTATTCATGTAGTCTACTAGGGCATAACCCATCGGTGCTAAGACTAGAGAATAGTATTTCTTATAGGTTGGAGTACTGAACACAACTGCCAAAGAATCTGAACTAGCGTTCTTACCTAGTGCTTCATACATCGGAGCATACTCTGTATTGAACATCTTAATTCTATTTGCTGGAGTCTTACTTGCAGTTGCTATTTTTTGAATTGCTGCAGATACATCTGCAATAGTGAACGTACCCTTCGCTCCAACTATGGATTTAAGAGTAGTGTAAGCTGGTAACTTTAAAGTCTCGAATGCTTTAAGGATTTTGGTAGAGGTGTTGTCGTTTTCTCCAGCCAGTGCTTGTAAAACTCCGATGGCTTTTTTCTCTTCTGCAGTTGGAGTCTTATAAACTTTACCGATGTTATTAACAATAGCACCAATAGATGGAGCAGCACCTGCTTCGAATTTAGCAGATACATCCACATGAACAGTTTTAGTTCCGACTTTCTTATCGAGATAAAAGTCAACCAGTGCTTCGTTACTGATAACAGAGAAGCCAAACTTTGTCCAACCCTTACCATGCGGTTGAGTTAGATACCAGCGCAGTGATAGAATCTCACCGAAGTCTTTACCGATGGCTTGTCGGTCTTGTGGCTTAACTGATGTCATTGCTTTCTTGGCAGCAGCATTCATCGGTACAACATCACGTGTAGATTTATTGTCAGCCACTGATCTGTATAGTTCTGTCAATACAGTCTTGATATCAGCTGCGACTTTTAAATTAGTAATGCCACTGTACACAGCCTTATCGAACTTAACCAGATCGGTGTAACCACTTGCGATAGTTAAGTCTAACTTTTCTGGAGCAAGGTCTTTGGTCTTAAGTGTACCCTTCTCAGTGAAGGTATTGAGAATGAAACAGGTAGAACCCTTCTTACATTCTGCCACAGCAGTTGTTAGTGTCAACAACTTGGCTTTGTACTTACCAGAGATTGCTTTCTCATCGACTGATGACAAGTCTGCCAGCGTTCCCTGTATTCCAGATTTCTTTAGCAGATCTTCCAATGTACCTGGATGTGCTACTTCCACAGACTTGATTTGAGTCTGGTATCGAGAAGTTTTAACAGAAGCACCAGCACCTTTCTTCTTCAGATGGTCTGATATGTTCTTGGCTGTTACAGCCATGTCAGCGTACTTGTATGCCATATAATTGATTTTACAATAATCAATTATTTAGGTCAAGTGTCTTGCGTACTTTCTGTCCCACTTCTCGATCTGTTGGAAGATCTTTTGTGGAGAGATGTTGTTTCTAAAGTCGTAGTCAAACGTCTTTAAGAAATAGTGGAGGGTGGAAGAGTCACGTTGTGTCTTACAACGACCAAGCAGAACAGGTAGTTCCACTTTTGGTTTTTTCATTTTGAAGTCGAGGTATACGCAATGAGCATATGCTTGAATCTCATCGAACTCGGATAGGTATCTTCTCTCTGCGTCTTTTAGAGAATGCCCCACTCTTTTATATGGAACGATGTAATTACTACATTCATCGTAACGACGATCGTACTGCATGAAGTGGATCATCTCGTGCATCAGAGTCTGGATGACACGATATTTAAATCTGT